CAAGCGATAAGTAATTCAGGAGGCGGGGTATGAGTTTAAGCTTTTATCAAACTTACAAGCTTACCCCAGAAGCCTTTCTTGCAGTCGGTCGCCCAGATAAATTCTGTTCTAGTGTGGGTAATGCAGTCGATTTTCAGACAGACAACTTCATAATTGCTGTCGCGACCAGAAAACACGCACAACTGAATTTTCCGTTCCTGACCAGCGGCAAGCTTAAGGCTTGGCATAACCTCGCCACGTTCGTCATGAAAACGATAAACGTGGGCAGAAGTATCGGCGTTTTGACCTTCCAAAAGATCATAAAGCTGTGCACTGCGTGGATGAATGCACGTCATGTTGCGAATATCTATGGGGTGGTGGCTTTCGTTGCGCAACGTCATGGTGATCAGCCATTCCTCGGCAGAGGTAGCACCAGCACCATTAATAACAATATCAAGCGGATAAGTTTTCTTGAAAAATCGCATGTACACATCCCTGATGAAAGTACCTGCACGGACCAGCAAAAGCATTTCGGTTATGCCGATCATACAGAGTTCTCCAAGGGTGTGATTCGAACCTGCCCATGGTGGATGAAGCTGGCGAGGGGTGTCAATTCCTCGCCAGCTTTAGGGGGTGGGGCATGACTGCATTAAAGGAGATCATATGATGCACATGAGCCAGCAACTACGTAAAGGAGATATCTATGATAGAGGCAATTTTATGGGGCGCGTTAATGTTCGTGCTGTCGGCAGTGGGATCGCTTATCGGCGCTATTCTTGGCAGGATATATTGCCAGAAAAAAGAACGCGAGCTTGGAGAACGGCTTGCAGCCGAGCAGTTAATGCGCACATCGCAAGCCGAGGCATTGGGCCCACGTATATAAAGCGTTTTAGGGGGTGGATCGGAACGATTGGGTGCGAAGATAATGTTCGCGTCGAGTTCCGCCCCCAAAACATTGGTCGGATTTTTGGGATCGCAAAACTCAAATCCGCTGTTAGGTGGGAGGGAAATTTTGCTTACTCTATGCACATTCCCGTTGCAATAAAGACCAACTCCAATGCGCAGCGCATCTTTGCCTTGGTCGCGCATGTAGTCGATTGTGGCATTAAACATCTTTTCATTAAACATGTCCCATTTTCTCCCCAGCACATACGCGTAAAAACCGCCGCTTACAGAACCAATAAAACCAAGAATAAAACTAAGTATAGCGGCGAACATCCTAATTTCTCCTGCATGGGTGGGTTGAGATACTCTCATTATGGAGAAAGGGCAGGCGGGGGGCAACCCTCGCCTGCTTTAGGGGGTGGGGCATGACTGCATTCCGCCTGAAGACGTTAATACCAAAAGAGGCGGATATACAACGCGACTTGCTGCGCATGCTGGAGATGGATCATCGCGTGGCATTTGTGGCGCGGTTTAATTCGGGCGCCCGCATTGACAAAGTAGGTCGACCGATACGGTTTAACACTCTTGCCGGCTGTCCCGATATTATGGGCATGCTGAAAAACGGTAAGCACATTGCCATCGAGGTTAAGCGTCCGGGGTGGCGCGGCCCCAGCGATGACCGCGAACGTGCGCAAGAGGAGCATTTGCGTCTTGTAAACCTGTACGGCGGCATCGGCATGTTCGCCTGGGAAGTCGAGCAGGTAGTTGAGAGACTGCGGAGGCAGGCATGAGTTACGCGCCGGCTTCCTGCGATTTTGCTTTTGTTACCAAAGTCGAAATTTCTGCCTCGATTTTTGATCTGTGCGTGCGCACAAAATCAGCAATATCCAATGGCAATGACAGCATTACGCGTTCTCTTTTTGATTTGGCATGCTTGAACTTTCCTGCCCTGTATGCTGCGACAATATCGGGACGTGCGCGACGCATCGGGCGAGCCGTTGCAAGCTCGGACTTTGTTAATGGCGCATCATCTGCATATTTGCGTGGCTTTAAGCGTGTTTTCATAGATCCTCTCCTCGGACTTATTAGAGCGACGAAAACTTATAATCCTCAGCGCATTGTCGCGCTCTGTGTAAACAACAGTATGTTTTTTGCCTTTGAAGAGGCCTATCGCTGCAAATCTCGGCTCGCCATCGGCATGACGAGAGCGGTTAACCAGCACGGCAGTCTCCCAGTCAAAGGCGTTTACAGCATCAAGGCCTATGCCGTGTTTGCTCTTGTTCGAAAGGTTCTTGGCGTCATCCCATTCATAGCGCATGAGCGTATTATAACTGATTTTGTTAATCCATACCACATGTGTAATCGGAGGCAGGCATGAGTTACGCGCCTCTGCTCTGGTTACAACGCATAACCCATCAAAGCCGATTAAAAGGAGAAGCCCGTGATTAATACATCTTAATACAGCCATTAACCTGTTGATTTTCCCGCCTTTTTATTTTCGCATTCGCGATTAACGCTCGAGGTTTGTCTAATGAGCATTCAACTCATCAATGAAGTATGGAAACTTGACCTACCTTCAACTGACAAGTTTGTACTAATCTCACTTGCTGACCAGGCAAATGATTACGGCGTATGCTGGCCTAGCATCTCAAAAATCGCCAAAAGATGCGGCATTACTGATAGAGCTGCGCAAATCGTAATCGGACGGCTTGCCAGTCGCGGCCTTATCTCAAGGGCATTAAGGCAGGGCGCCACTACTTTCTATAAAATAACCCTCGGCGCGGGCACACAGGACGATGCAACCGCATTAGAAATGAGTGTTGCCTTTGCTGAGGAACTGCATCAGCCAAGTGACTATGCACCGTGCGATCAAGATGCTTTCCCCCATTCCCCTGAATCAGATTCACCCTCGAATCAGATTCACCCCTGCACTAGATTCACCCCTGAATCAGATTCGCTAACCCCCGAACCAGATTCACCAACCCCCGAATCAGATTCACCAACCCCCGAATCAGATTCGCCCAAACCATCAATAACCACCATTAACCAAAAAGAAACATTAAGCGGGGACGCGAAAAAATCGCCCCCCCGCCCACCGCCTCGACCATTTTTTGATTTTCACGGGGATGATTGGAGGGAAATACCGCCCAAGGCTCTAGTCGCACTTGCCGATGACTGGGTGTTAACCGACGAATGGGGCGAATATGCGGTACGGCTTGGCTGGGAAGCTAAGGAAATCCTGCAAGAAGCTGAAAAGTTCAAGTCTTACTGGCTGCACGGAAAAGGCTCGACCACCGCCGGCTGCCCACGAAAATCGGTGCGAGGATGGCGCACCGCTTGGTCTAACTGGCTTTCTAACGCTGCAAAATGGAGGAAGTAACCCATGGCTTTCGGTACTAAAACAACATCTTTTTCGCATGTCGGCAATGACGTGCTGGTTAACGAAAATCAGCATTTCACCGTGAACAGGGCAGGCGACGCAGTCCACGTTCGTTACCATTTCAACGGCAGCGCTTGGCAGGAATTTTTTAGAAAATGCGCCCTCGCCGGAGTTCCCAGCCATTGGACTGGCGCATTCAACGGCGCTGACATCGATAACAGCACGGTCGCAATCAAAGGCGGGTTTGCCCATGAGCAATTCGTGCAGCGATACGGTAACAGAATTGGTGACTGGGTTATCACCCTGGCCAAAGGACGCAAGCCCGCAATCCCTGTTGGTAACGATAAAGATACGCTGTCTCATCTCATCAACGGAATGAAAGCCGGCGAGTTTTTTCATGATGCAGTAGATGCTGTTAATTATTAACTTTCTATTAAATGAGGCAGGGCAATGAATAGCGCAACAATACGCGAACCACGCGACGACTGGACAGGCGCAGACTGGGAATTTTGGGTTGAAAATGCAAGGCGCGTTGCCGAGCTTTCCGTGCAAAACCGTTCAATCATGGACTATGCCAAGCACACAGCAAGATACGCATATTGCGTCAGGCGTTATGAAGCGTGGTTAAGCAAAGGGGATAAGCACAATGAAGCCAATCGAGCCTAAGCAGGAATTTATAGGAATCATTAAAGCTGGCCTGGAAAAGTCGCGCATGACGCGCAGCGAGTTAGCAAAAGCGACGGGTGTAGGTCTGCCAACACTTGGAATGATGTTCTCTTGGTTTGATGGGAAGTTCCCAACTGAATACACAATACGCACCGTTGCCAATGCGCTTGATTTAGATCTGCAAACTTTTATGAGGCTGATGGCCCTTGCCAATCGCGTGCCTTACGAATTGCGCAGTATATTTATCGAATACCCCGAAAAAGTCAGCGAAATGTTGGAAATAGTAAAAGGTATGACGATTAAGGAATTGGAACAAGTCAAGCGAAGGGAGGCTTCGTAAATGAAATGGTATGTAGTCCGCACCAAACCCAAGCAAGAAGTTCTTGCCCTGCATAATCTGAAAATACAAGGCTTCCATGTTTATTACCCACAATTTGAGGATGATAAAACCCGCAACGGTAAACAGCTTACAGTTGCCAGCCCTGTTTTTCCGCAGTACATGTTTGTAAAACTGGATACAGCAACCGAGAGGTGGCGGCGCATTTGTCATACTCGCGGCGTTGCATCATTGCTTACCGCAACCGAACAGCACATAACCCCGTTGCCTGATGGTTTTGTTGATAATCTGATTCGTTCAGCTGATTCGCGTGGTTTTCTGCCGCTAAAACACAGCGATAAATCAATTATGCAATATGCACCTGGCGATAGCGTGCGCGTCACCGAGGGAGTTTTCGCAGGTTTATCAGGCACTTGCGAGAGAATAAAAAAACGCAATGTTGTTGTATTATTGTCTTTACTTTGCGGAACAACTAAGGTAGAAATACCAATAGAACTGTTGCGAAAACAGTCGCACCCTGCCTGAAGTGACTTCAGCGGCAGTGCGGTAGCTATACCAAAAATCTCTAATCACAACATGAATAAAAAACGATCCGTTGGTAATCCCAATTGGGTAAAAGGTTGTGCGCCAACCAATCCCAAGGGAAGCCCGCTTTTATACAAAGGCTGTCCATCGCTTAATCCGTCAGGCGGGCCCAAAAAGAAGCCTCTGCGTGACGCTTTGTTGAAAATGCTGGAAAACAATTACAATGCGCAACAAAAAGAACCGCCTAAGTTCAGTACTGCTACTGAATCTAGCGGATTCGAGCTTGTTGCGGTTAAGTTGTTGGAAGCTGCCATTGTAGAAGGCGACATAAAAGCTATCCGCGAGCTGTGGGATAGGGTGGAAGGCAAAGCCGTTCAACCCATCGCTGGAGACGGAGAAAACGCACCACCAGTTATTGAGGTAAAGTGGCAATCGTAATTGATTACAAGCCACGCGATTTGATGATGCCTTTTCATAACCGCACTAAAAGATGGTCGGTAGTGGTGGCGCATCGTCGCTTTGGCAAAACAGTCGCAAACGTTAACGAGCTTATTCGCGGCGCGCTGACATGCCCCAAGCCCGAAGGCAGGTTTGCATACGTTGCCCCGACTTTCGGGCAGGCAAAGGATATTACTTGGAATTACCTTAACCGTTTCAGCCAAGGTCTTGGCGAAGGCAACATTTCAGAATTGCGATTTGATTATCTGAACGGCGCGCGGGTCAGATTGTACGGTTCGGATAACATAAACCGGATGCGCGGCGTTTATCTCGATGGCGTGGTTTTGGATGAATTTGGCGACCAAGATCCGCGTGTATGGACGGAAGTGTTGCGACCTGCATTATCGGATAGGAAAGGCTGGGCGGTTTTTATAGGTACACCGCGTGGCAAAAACCATTTCCATGACATGTGGGAAACTGCGCAGGCAAATCCTGATGAATGGTTTAGCCTGATGCTGAAAGCATCGCAGACCGGAATACTGGATGAGGAAGAGTTATCGTCTGCGCGTCAGATGATGAGCGCTGAACAATACGCAGCTGAATACGAATGCGATTTCGGCAGCTCGATAATAGGTGCTTACTATTCGACGCAATTTGCTTATCTGGATGAAAACGGTCGTTTAGGTAATTTTGTCTGGGAGCCGTCGTTATCGGTAACTACCGCATGGGATTTAGGCATTGATGACAGTACTGCCATATGGTTTGTGCAGCGTCTGGGTAACGAGGTGCGGGTTATAGACTACATCGAGAACAACGGTGTCGGTCTTGACTGGTATCTTAAAACAATGCGCGACAAGCCGTATTTGTATGAACGGCACATAATGCCGCACGATATAGAAGTCCGTGAGTATGGCACTGGCAAAAGCCGTATCGAAACATTGCAGGGTATGGGCATAAACCCCAGCATGATTAAGGTATTGCCGCGCATGGCAGTAGAGGATGGCATTGAAGCTGCAAGAATGTTGCTGCCTAAATGCTGGTTTAATGCTGATGCTACAAAAGCGGGCGTTGCGGCATTGCGCAACTATCGCAGGCGTTTCGATAACAAACGGAATATATGGCTGCCATGTCATGACTGGTCTAGCCACGGTGCTGATGCTTTCCGATATCTGGCGCTTGGACTTGATGACCGCGATATGCCTGGCAACGCTTGGGCTAAACCTATTCAATACAAATCTAACTGGGTTGTTTAATGAACGATTTTAATGGCAAGAACGGGGAAACCCTGGACTTTACCCACGATCCTGCGCCCGAAATGCCGGTTGAGCATAACACCTATCATCTGGGCGAGATAGTGCATGAACTGATAAAAGGACGCCAGCAGCCAAGCGAGCCTGATGCAGACCAAGTTGGTGGTGTCACCGATATGGACGATGACGACGCCCCGCCAGCAAATGCGATGAGCGAAGACGACCTGAAAAGTCTGATAGCGCAGAAAATTTACACATCTGAGGTTGTTTATCAGCAAAGCACTAATCTGGTGGATTTGCGCGTCAAGGCTGATATGTACTATCGCGGCGAGCCTATCGGCACTGAGATGGCGGGGCGGTCGCAAGTTGTAAGCCGTGACGTGGCGGAAGCGGTGGACAGCATTATGCCGTCGTTAATGCGGATATTCTGCGGCGGGGATCGTGTGGTGTCGTTTCAACCGTTCGGCCCCGAAGACGAAGAGAAAGCTGACCAGGCGACTGATTACATTAACTATGTTTTCATGGAGCAGAATAACGGTTTTCTGATCATGCACACGTGGTTTAAGGATGCATTGTTAAAGAAAAATGGCGTGTTAAAGACTTGGTACGATGTGCGCTGGAATAGAACGCGTGAGCAGTATCAGGGACTGAGCCGAGAACAGCTTGCCAGCTTGCAGATGGATGCCGAGATCAGTGTACAGGATATAACAGAGCGTCAGGAAATAATCATAGTCACCAATCCTCAAGACGGGCAGTTAATGCAACAGCCGGTGAAGGTATTCGATTGCGCTGTTGTCAAGATAAAGCCTGAAAAGCGCATTCGCGTGATGAACGTGCCCCCTGACGAGTTTATCATTGAAGCGCGCGCCACAGGCATCGACACTGCTAACTTCCTGGCGCATCGTTCGAAATACACAGTTGACGAGCTTATACTGATGGGCTTTGACCGCGAGACTGTGGAAAATCTGCCGTTTAATGATGGTTCGGACAATTCGCAAGAACGCATACAGCGTTTCAGAAACGATGAACAGGGCTTTGCCATCGGCGAAAATGACTGGCAAAACCTCAACATGCGCAAGGTATGGGTGGCGGAAGTTTATATCAAAGTCGATTATGACGGCGACGGTTATGCAGAATGGCGCAAGGTGTTCATAGCGTCTGCCAATGCCGGCTCAACAGGGACTATTCTAAGTAACGAGGAAGTAGACGATCATCCGTTCAGTTCAATAACACCCATTCCTGAGCCGCATAAGTTCCGTGGGCTTAGTCTTTTTGACCAGGTAAAGGATATCCAAGATAACAAAACAGCGTTGCTGCGTGGTGCTTTTGATAGCATTTATCTGGCTAATGCCCCACGTCTGGGCGTGGTAGAGGGCGGCGCAAATGTAGATGACCTGTTAGATGTGCGACCAGGCGGCATAGTACGGCTTAAAAATCCGACTGCCATAGTGCAGCTGCCCACAGTAAGCGTTGCACCACAGGCGTTTACGTTTCTTGAATACATGGACACGGTGCGCGAGGCACGCACTGGCATAACCAGATATAACCAAGGCTTGAACGCGGACAGTTTGAACAAGACCGCAACTGGCGTGCAGATTATCAACAACGCTGGGGTGCAGCGGCAAGAAATGATTGCGCGAGTTTTTGCCGAGACAGGCGTTAAGGATTTATTCCGCAAGATATTCAAGTTGTCATGCCAGTATGAAGACAAGCCGCGCACGGTAAAGCTGCGCGGTAAGTGGACTGACGTTAATCCGCGCGACTGGAAAGACCGTATGGACGTTGTAACAACTGTTGGCATAGGCACGGGCGATAAGCAGCAACAAGCGCAAGTATCAATGCAGATGCTTAATCTGGCTAAGGAGGTGTTTATGTTGCAAGGCGGTGCTGAGGGGCCGCTTATCGGGCTGGATAACGTTTACAACATGCTGGCTAAGCTGGTCGAGGCAATAGGCTGGAAAAACGTCGAACCTTATTTCAAAGACCCGCGTGATATGCAGCAGACCCCGCAACAACCCAAGCCGCCATCACCCGATGAGCAAAAGGACATGCTGCAAGTTAAAGCTAAGGAGTTTGACGTCGAGATAAAAAGGCTGGAGTTCGCCATGAAACAGCTTGATTTTCAAATGAGGCAACTGGAAGCCGGAATAGCTGCGGAGCAATTAAACGCAGCGCAGAATTATAGCCAAGGTGACGCCTATGAGCAGTGAAAAGGTAAGCAGTGACGAGATTATTCGCATTGGCAAGTCGGCAAAGTGGTTACTGGATACGCCTGAGTTTAACGACGGGATCAAGGCGGTGCGCGATAACGCAATGAACATTTGGAAAAACACCCAGCCCGAGCAAAGTAAGGAGCGTGAGGAGTGTTACTTTCTCTATTTGGCGGTGGGAATGCTGGAAAATCATTTCAAGACGCTGGCTAATAACGCCAAGCTTGAGCAGCACAGGTTGAAGCGCAATCAGGAATAAACCAAAGCACTAACCAGTAGGAGATAACGCAATGGCCGCATACAGCTATAAGCCTAAGAAAAAACCCTGCAAATAATTTTGTTCACTTTTAACGGAGACATGTATGTCAAACGACACTGACAATGACAATTTAGATGACATTGCTGCGGAGATTGCTGATAAAATCGACAGCGAGACCGAGCAACAAGAGAATCCGTCTGCCGATGCGGCAGAAACCGGAGAAGCCGAACCTTCTGCAAAACAGAACGCCATCGGTGAGGATAAGGAAAAGACCAGTAAACCTGAAGAGGTCGAACCTTCTGCAAAACAGAACGCCATCGAACCACCAGCAAGCTGGCCGAGTGACGATAGGGAGGCGTTTAAGGCACTACCCCAATTCATGCAAGAAACCATTGCACGACGGGAAAGTGAACGCGACGCACATCTTAACGAACGCTCGCGCGTGTTGGCAGCTAAGGAACGCGAGTTCACAGACGCAGCGCAACGTGCAAATCAAGCGCAGCAAATGCTTGCTGCTGCGCAAGAGCAGAATAGGCAGATAATTAACCAGCTGCTTCCTGCCAAATTCTCGGACATACAATCGGATGCCGATTATCTGAAGATGAAGAGCACTGATCCCGCTCGCGCTTCGGAATATGATGCGTTTGTTGCTGTGCTAAACAGCAGCGTTGAACGCAATGCCGCTGTTGAAAATCAGCGCATGGCTGAACATTTAAGTCAGGAATTAAGGCAACTTCAGGATAAATATCCTGAGTTCAGAGACGAGGCTAAATGCCGCGAATTACTTGACGGCGTTCGCAAGACCGCCTGCGAGTATTACGGTTTCAGCCCGCAAGAAGTGCGCGTGATACAAGATCACCGTTACGTGCAGATATTGCGCGACGCCTCGGCATGGAAGCAACATCAGGCAAATCTTAAAGCGGCAGCGGCTAAGAAAGTTGCCCCCCAGCCGACAAGAGTGCTGCGTGAAACTGGTGAGATAACAGTCAAACCACGCTCTGAAATGTCAAGCAAAATCCTCAACCGTGCCGCGCAAACTTCCGACCTTCATGCAAAGGCGGAAGCACTTGCAAGGCTTTTTGCTTAAAAGGAGCATAAACAATGGCTATTGTAGCTAATACCTTCTTGACCTTCTCTGCCGTGGGTAACAGGGAAGATCTTATTGAACAAATATACAACATATCACCCACTGACAGGCCGTTTACTACCAACATTGCCAAAACAACTGCCCGTGCCACCAAACATGAATGGCAAACGGACAGCTTAGCGGCAGCTGCGCAAAACGCACAGCTTGAAGGTGATGACGTTGCCTTTGGGTCTGTCACTGCAACAACCCGTCTCGATAATATTTGCCAGTTTTCTTACAAGGCGACTATTGTCTCGGGCACGCAGGATGCAGTTAACAAAGCGGGGCGCACTAAGGAAATCATTTACCAGCTTATGAAGCGCGGTAAGGAGCTTAACCGTGATATTGAGTTTGTGTTGACCAACAACACTGCCAAAAACGCAGGCAACTCAACCACGGCGCGCACAATGCGTTCGTTATGTTCGTGGTACACCACGAATGTGCAGCGCGGATCGGGTGGTGCAAGCGGTTCTGCATCAACAGCAGCAACGGATGGCACGCAACGCCCGCTGACCGAAGCGCTTTTGAAAAAAGGCATTCAGGATGCATGGACGCAAGGCGGCGATCCTGACCTGATTATGGTGGGGCCGTTCAACAAACAGGTTATTTCCACCTTTTCCGGTAACAACAGCCGTGTGTTGGATACTACCAACAAAAAGTTGACCACAGCGATTGATATCTATGTGTCAGACTTTGGCGAACATCGGGTTGTAGCAAACCGCTTCAGCCGTGACCGCGATTGCCACATTCTGACAACTGACCTGTGGGCAATGGCATGGCTGCGTCCGCTACAGACATCGGACTTGGCAAAAACTGGTGACCACACCAAGGGCTTTATCACTGCCGAATACACGCTTGAAGCGCGTAACGAGGCAGGTTCGGCAATAGTTGCTGATTTAGCCACATCTTAATATTGAAGGAAAAGTAAAATGGTCGAAGAAGCTAACGATTATATTCTGTCGCAAGTCAAACTTAACCCTGAAAACGTCATCTCGGCAGCGATTGCTGAAACGCTTGTTGCCAAGCGCAAACCGCGCAAAGCCAAGACCGAGGACGCAGCACCACAGCAGCCTGATACTGACAAGCGGGTGTGGGTTAAGTGTATTGTTGACCTTCAGCCATGGGCTGAGGACAAACCGTTAGAGCTTTGGCAGGATTATCATCTGAAAGCCGATGAGGCCATTTTACTTGAAGAAAGACGTTTTGTTGTAATTTTAACCCCACCTGAGGAGACTTGAACAATGCCCTTACCAACACAAATTAACGCCAATGACCACGTCTATCAGGCCACGCTGAGTGCCATCACAGCAGCCACAGTTACGTATGTGGGCATATTAAACCCCGGACGTATTAAACAATTCTGCGTTACACCAACCGCAGCCACTGCAACAGCATCGGCTACGTTTCAAATAGCATATGCTCCACCGGGTTCATCAACCTTTACCAACGTTGCAAACGGATTAATCACTTTGGCGTCAGGCACGGCGGCGGGATTAAACACAAAAATAGAAATCCCGCCTTCAACGGATGCCTATGTAATAGACGGCGGCACGCTGCGTATCACAACTGGCGGTACTGCCACCGGCGGCGGAACACCGCAATGCACACTCTTAGTCGGAGTGTAATATCATGGGCGTTTCATACAATGACGCTGTGCGTGTAAGCGGCACTGGCACTACAGTCACGGCTAGTGCTACATCGGCAAGCGTCACTATTCCCAACAATGCCTCGGGTGTGCGCGCAAAGTTCGTGCGTTTGCAATGCACTGGTAACTTATACGTCAAGTTTACGTATGGTGCCAGCACTTGCACAAATAACGACGTGCTGTTGTCGCCTAATATATCGGATATTTTTGCAGTGGCGTCCTTTGACACCATCAGCTATTTGCAGGAAGCCGCCAATCCTAAGTTGAACATCATCCCATTGGAGGGTTGAATGGACGACATACAACAGCATGACAAGGTAGCAAAACCGTCAAGCGCATCATCATTACATTTATCGGGTAATTCGGCAGAGTTTCAACCTGTTGAATACGTTGCCTATGATGAATCCGAGAACATGGGTGCGCTTGAGATTGTGCAAGACGTCGAGCCGGTATTGGAACATATCAAGGCGGTGCATAACGAGGGCGGTAAAGACGCAGGCAAGAGCAAATCGGGCGATTTGTACTGGGCGGGTAGCTTTCCCGAGGTGCTGGTGCAAAGCTGGCTGACCATTAAAGGCCTGAAGTGGCATGATTTTAAGGGCGAGGTGGTGAAAAACTTCCTTAATGACCCTGCTCATGCCGCATTCAGGGTATGGAAAGGGCGCGTCTGATGCCTTTTGATACTTATTCAGCACTGCAAACGGCAATTCTGAACCGGATTAATCGTGCAAGCGATGCCGAAGCCGCATCGAATTGCCCTGACTGGATAACTCTGGCTGAAAACGAGATGCGCATTGCCCTGACCAAGATAATGGTGCGCCAAGGCGAGACCGTCGCCAACAGTTTCAGTATATCGAGCGAATACACTGCCCTGCCAACAGGGTTTTACCGGATGCGCACGATAAAACTGAACACTAATCCAATAATACAGCTGGAATGGGAAACGCCTGCGATAATGAACCGCCGTGATAGTTCAGCAGGGGCAGGGTTGCCAAGGTATTGCACTATAGAGGGCAATTCTTTACGTGTTTATCCGACACCTGACATGGCATATACTGCTACATTCAGCTATTACGCGCTGCCTGCGCTGTCGGTTAGCAATACCAGCAACTGGATGCTGGCTAATTATCCCAAATTGTACCTTGTAGCTGCGGTTGCCGAGGCTGCTGCCCATTACGAGAACGCAGAACAAGCGCAATTATACGAATTAAAGCGCGACCAGATGCTGAATGCCATATATGCATCTGATGGTGCTGACCAACAGGGCGTGAGCTTGCGTATGCGTACTGACGGAAGGATATACTGATGCCATTTATCGGCGTTGCCCCGTTTGAACCGGATGCGCCGGATGTTCCAAGTTTAGCTTCGGATCGAATTGAAAACGTCATTCCGGTTAACAAGTCCAGTTATGGCCCTATGGCGAGTTTCGCGCCCTATGCCAGTGCGTTAAATGCGCGTTGTCAAGGCGCGTTGTCGATGGTGGACAATGACCGCAATGTCAGGATTTTTGCGGGCACTGCTAGTAAGTTATATCGTTTTGCACCGCCTGGCACTACGCCTGCGGATGTATCAAAGGCAGGTACTTACATCACAGGTGACAGCAACTGGAGCATGTGCGCTTTCGGCACACGTGTTATAGCTACAAACTATAATGACCCGCCGCAAAGCTATGTTGAGGGATCAAGCGCATTATTTGCCGATATGATAACCACGGGCGAGACGAGCGTAAAAGCCAAGTTTGTCGCACCCGTGCGTGATTTTGTGGTACTTGGATATACCAACCATGCTACTTATGGAAAATGTCCGCAACGGGTGTGGTGGTCTGCGGTGAATAACCCGTCTAACTTTCCCACACCTGGGACTGCCGCCGCAAACACCGCGTTAAGCGATTTTCAGGATGTTGTAGGCGATCATGGCGCGTTAATGGGATTGACGGGCAATCTGGGTACTGCCCATTGTGGTATATTTTTTGAACGCGCGGTTTATCGCATGAATTATGCCGGATTGCCTGCGATATTTGATTTTCAGGCGGTCGAAGGCGCGCGCGGACTTTTGGCATCGGGCGGATTATTGCAATACGGTGCTGTTGCCTATTATCTGGGTGAAGACGGCTTTTATGCCTTTAACGGTTCTAGCTCGACGCCTATTGGCAAGGGGCGAATTGATAATTTTATCTATCAGGATATGCGTTCAGATTATCTTGACCGCATCAGTTGTGCGGCTAATCCTGCTACAGGATTGTTGTATTGGGCATATGCCGGAGCAGGTTCGTCGAATGGAATATGTAACCGTTTGTTGGTGTACAGCCCTGCATATGACAAATGGACGATAAGCGATGCGACTTCTTATCAGATACAATGGTTATTTCGCGCCGCTACGTTCGGCAAAACGTTAGAGCAACTGGATGCGTTTGGCACAATGGACAGTCTGCCATATTCATTGGACTCGCAAGTGTGGATGGGCGGGCGCAGCGCATTAGGCGGGTTTGATTCAGCAAATAAGATGGGATATTTCGAAGGTAGCACGTTGCCCGCGATTGTTGACACAGGTGATTTGGAAGTGGTGGATGGGGCGCAATCTACGGTTTCGCGCATCAGGCCAGCGATTGATCTGGTCGCGCCGCAAGTGGCGGGTTGTGGCCGGGGCAGGATATCGGAAAACAAAGTTTTCAGTTCGTACAAATCATTGGAAAGCAACGGCACAGCGAGCATACGCACGCGCGGGCGTTATCACCGTTACCGCATCAAGACTGCGGCGGGCGATAATTGGACACAATGCAGCGGCATTAATATCGAAGATTACAGTAAAATGGGCAAACGATGAACACGCAAGGCTATCTGAGCGTGCCCGAGATGGGCAGCAACGATGTGGAATATGTGCGCAAGATAGCGCAAGCGTTAAATCGGGCTATTGCGGGCAAGATTAATGCGGTGCGTCAGGTAACGCTTGCCGCAGGTGCTGGCAGCACGATTATTAGCGATGACAGAATAAGCGTGAACAGTTTTATCAGCTTGCAGCCGGTGACGTTAAACGCTGGACAAATGGTTTATTGGTATACGTCGGCGCAAAGCAATGGGACAGTGACAATTAACCACCCGAATGACGCATTTGCCGACAAAACGTTCAACATCTTGATTATAGGATAGACGTTATGGCTAATCAAAACAAGGCTCTTTACACCAAGGATTACGGTTCTTTAACCAGCGCTGAGAAAGATCGGCTGCTGAATAGTCCGATCCCACCAGGGCAAAGCCCGAATAACTATATGCGGGCATTGCTAGAGAGAGAAATAGCAAAAAACGGTTATTCTAACTGGGCGCAACAGCAATCGCAGCAAACGCAAAATGCAGCGGCTAATTGGCAAACGCCAGCAATGGCAGGTATGGCGACACCGGCTGCACCGGCTGATTATAATACGTTTTACTTTAACAGATATTCACCGCCTGTTGCAGTACAGGCTTCACCTGTGGCGCAACCCTATGGCGGCGACGCTACTTCCCTTGGATATTCGATAATGGCAGGTCTGAAATGAGCTTTTACGTACCCCGTCGCTATGCACAGACGACAATGCCCGCACCTTTGCCGCAACAAAGGAATACTTACAGACCTATGGACACCGGCAGCGAGGTTCAAACGCAAGTCAATCCGCCATCTAATCCGTTAAACGATGCTGTGAATGCTGGGCTCAACGGCTATGGCATAGTAAAGGGCGGTCGCGGTATGTATAACGATGCAATGCGCATGTATGATCGCATGTTTACTCCATCAGGGGTTAACCCTGAGTCCGTAATGGCAGGGTCGGGTGCAGCTGAAGCGGCGGCATTGGATGCGGCAGCCAATCCTTTGCTGGGCGGAGTACAAACACCGTGGTTAAATTCTGCCGTAATTTCTTCGGGCGGCACGCCATTGGCAGCAGGTGCAACACCAGCGGCATCGGGTGCGGGTGCAGCGGGTGCAGGTGCGGCCGGCACAGGAAGTGTATTAGCTGCAGGTGCTGCCAATCCGCTTGCGGGTGCGGGTGCTGCTGGTACAGGAAGTGTATTAGCGACAGGATCAGGCGCAGCATCAGGTGCTGCAGGTGCGGCAGAGACTGGAATGTTGGCGGGATTGGGGCCAGTTGGTGTTGCAGCTGGTCTGGGTTTGCTGGCGACGAAACTGTTCAAGCTCTGGTAGTTTTATGCTGGTGGGCATACCACACGATCAAGTTGATAAATGTTG